CTCTTTCACAGCAGATAACGTGTTTGGTATCTTCACAAGTCGCGCCATGAAAGAGCGTGGCAAGTATCAGATACAGTGTATGAAGTCTCGAAGCTCGACCGGCGTTGGTCAAAAAATTGATTTGGAGTACAACATTGAAACAATGCGCATTACTGACGAAGGCGGAGAAGATGGGGACACTTATTCAAAGAAACCATCTGCATCAATCATGGACTCGATCAAAGCCCGCAGCCAAGTTAGCCCGGCTGGAGATGACAAAGACAGCCCTCCATGGGACAGTGGTGGTGACGCACCAAAAATCACAGCAGACGTTCAAAGTGCCAAACTAAAACAACTATTAGGAAAGATCAAAACATCATGACTAATTTAATTTTAGGTGCTAACAGTAGATTTGGCAAGATATTAAAAAATTATTTGCCAGGAACATATTTGACTCGTCAAGAGTTTGATTTATCAAATCCTAATTTTGATCAATTTAACACACTAACAGTGGATAACATAATTTTTTTGACAGCAAGCAACGCCAGTAGTTTTCAACAAGTTGGAAAAAATTGCGACAGTGTTTTTAAATTATTAGACATAGTCAAATACAATACAGCATGGATTTTTACTAGTGGACTCGGTACGTTTAGTGGCAGTAAAAATTATGAGAATGTTTATTACAGTACAGAAAAAATGCTGTTAAATTTCGTTGCATTTAAAAAAAATCACACAACCCATAACATAAAAATAATTCACCCAGGCCATATGAGCACAGTTGAAGAATACGCAAATACAGTCAATAATTTTTTGCAGTTGATGGGCGACCCACCTAATAAAAATCTTATCTGGTCCCTGGCAAGAAATTCATATATTCCTTATTAATACAAAACCACGTGCTATACACAATCACTGTGAGAAATAGAGTATCATGAAAGATAAAAAATATTTTTGTTATGAAATATATAAAAATCTTGCAATAAGGTCTTTAAATGGGCAAATTGGATATAGTCCCTGCTCATATTATGACGGAGTTATAAAAATTACCACTGATTTTGATTTATCTAAAGCCTGGCATAGCCCAGAACATAATCAGTTAAAATTGTTAATAGAAAATGATCAACCAATACCTGGATGTCATCAATGTTATCGTGAAGAATCACACGGTCTTGCAAGTCGTTGGAAGTCATCTAAACAACTGTATGAGGATTTTCACCAAGATACAAATATAGATCTAACCAGTCCACAAAGTATTGATTACAGCGTGGGAAATTTATGCAATTTAAAATGTTTAATTTGCGGTCCAGAGAATAGTTCTTCGTGGCTGCCTGATTATCAAAAAAAATATCCTCTAACAGACATAAACAAATTCAAATACGACAAGCACAATCAAATTGAAACACTTGATCTTGCATTGTTGATGAATGTAAAAAATATACATTTTCACGGTGGTGGTGAACCATTGATGTCTAACAATCATGTAACAATGTTAAAAAGTATAAAAGAAGCAAAAGGACTCAGTGATGTTAGAGTATTTTACAATACCAATGGCACACAAACCGTATCTCAGTCAGTTCTTGATTTGTGGGAAGAATGTAAACTGGTAGAATTATATTTTAGTATTGATGATATTGGCGATCGCTTCAATTACCAACGCACAGGCGCAAATTGGAATCAAGTAATTCAAAATATCAAATGGTTTGTGAACAACATGCCACACAATCACATGTTCAACATAAATTGTGCATGGGGATATTTAAATTTATATTACCTTGACGAAATTGAAGACTGGTATCAAAATAATTTAACAAAAAATCGATACGGCGATACTGTAAATTTAATATATCAAAAAGTAATAGGTGATTTTAGTATTAATCATGTGTCTAAGCCAACTAAAGAGGTTTTGCTAAACAAGTTTAGCAATCGCCCACGATTAATAGAATTGGTTAATTCTTTAACAACAAGTGCAGAAAGTAATAGTTTTTTCTGGGAAAAAATCAACCAAATTGATTCTATTAGAGGCAACAGTTTTAGATCTGTATGCCCTGAGTGGGCTGAGTTGTTAGATTAAGACGCTGTGATCACAGGAGTCCAGGCAGTGGCACCGTCAGTGTTGACATACATCCTGTCACTGGTAGCACTACCGTCTGTACGCATGTACAACGATCCTTGGGCAGCACTCAAGGTAGGTGCACCTGACCCAAAGAATATACCAAAGTTGGTGGTGCTGGACATTCTGTAACCTGCACCTGCTGTACCACCTGCTGGTACAGCGGTACCAGAAAGTATTCTAGCGTTGCCCACAGCAGATACCACAGCACCGCTCAATATATTACCACCAGAAATGTTGGCTGCAACTGATATGGTAGTGCCTGTAAACAGGGTGGCATTGACGTTGGCACCGCCCAGCACATTACCGCCTGTGATGTTGCCTGTGACACTTACAAGACCTGCAGTGAGTACGTTACCACCAGTGATGTTGCCTGTGGCTACTATTTGAGCACCACTGCTGACATTGCCACCAATGACGTTTCCTGTAGCACTTACTATTGCTCCTTCCACAAGAGCCACTGAAATCACATTGCCACCAGTGATGTTGCCAGTGGCTATCACTTGAGCACCAGTATTGAGATTGCCTCCAGTGACGTTACCTACAGCAGTGATCAACCCTGCTGTGCTGACATTGCCTCCAGTGACGTTACCTGAAGCCGACATCTGCCCAGTGGTGCGTAAGTTACCACCAGTGACGTTGCCTGTGCTGTTAGTAATGCCGTTGATCAACACATTGCCCACAGAAATATTGGCTGTGGTTGTGATATTGGCCGTGGTATTGATAGCACTGAGTATATTACCACTCAAACTTAGTGTGGTAGAAAGCAAGTTACCACCAGTGACGTTACCAGTTGCAGATACCAATCCGCCTGTGCGTAAATTACTGCCGGTGACATTGCCCGTGGCACTGACCAGTCCACCAGTAAGCAAGTTGCCAGCGGTAACGTTGCCAACAAATGTAGAACCAATGACCACAATGTTGCCCACAATATCGCCGGTCACATATAGATTGCCACTAACACCCACACCACCAGCCACAATCAGCGCACCTGTGCCTGCATTGGTGCTGACAGCAGTGTTTGCAATGGTCACTGTGTCAGTGTAATAATCTAACGGTCTAACAAAATCATACATGGCAATGGTAGCACCAGCATTGATTGTGCTAAATCCAAATTCAAATGTGCCAGCAGCGGCAAACGTCAACACATTAGATAACAGTCCTTGTATGGTATTTGTGCCCTGCGACACACTGGCAGGCAAGGTCATGGTACGTCCTGCGGCATCTACAGTGACTCGCAATCGTATCATGCCAAATGTGCCCGAAGGTGGCCAAGTTGCGCTGTTAAATGCTAGAGTAATGTTGCCAGTTATTGATATGGTTTGATAAGGACCAGCATTGCAGTCTATGTTCACAGTGCCCGAAGTGGCTGCAATGGTTACAACAGTGCCTGCTATGCCGCGTACTTGTGCATTGTAGATCACGTTGTTGGCCATGTTGTTGTCCAAAGTGGTGCCAGTTAATGCTGCTTTGAACACACCTTTTGACTGCAGATCATTTATTTCGTCCTCTGCATATTGAAAATTTGTCTTGATGTTAGTAAAATTGTCACGCATGCCCTGCGTGTTGTTACTGACACCTGCCACGGGGTAATCACCGTTTATATCGTTGGGATTGATCTGACTAGTCATACTGGTTCCTTGTATTAGATATTTATTGCAATGACGTTTCCACTAAATAATCCAAAGGCCCTTGAGCAAATGCAAAAGAAAACTAAAAGCATATTAGAAGAACTGGACAGTTTGTACATAGAACGTGATCGCAGAGCCATCATAGAAACTCGCGCCAGCAACCTAATAGAAACAGCCATTCGTTTGCTGGAACAAATCGACGCTGAATTCTCGCCAGATCAAGCAGAGAATCTTCAACGCAAACTGCTGAATGCAATACGTCACAGAGACACCAGCAAGTTCTCACGGTCCGTAAGGAGAACCAATGCAGATCTTTGAAATCACTGCTAAAAAACCCATACAAGAAGCCATCAATCCCGGTGCTGTGATTGGTGCATTAGGCGACAAATTAGATGCTTATAATTTTGCCCAAGCTGGGTTAACCAGACCGGGCGATTCGGCTAGTGCTTACGGAGATATGAGAGCCAAAGCCGCGGCAGCCGCCGATCCACTTATCGATCAAATGGCTGCAGACGAACTAGCCAACTGGAATCAGAGTCTGAGTAATGCCATGCAATCCACAGGTGCAAAATCACCAGGCGCATTACCTCCGAGAGTCAAGCAAGGACTATCAAACAGTTTTATGAATCGTGTTTATGGGTTCTTTTTAGACAATCAGTTAGGTAATGATTTTTCTCAGTTTCCTCGTTATGTAGATAACAAATCTCAATCTGAAGCCAGTATTTTATTATCTGAATTGCGAAGCAGCATTCAGTCTATTCTGAATTATAACTCACCCCCATCTACTCCGCAAGGACAGTTCCAGCAATGGCGAAATCTTTCCAAAGCCACATACGACATGCGGTCATTGATGCAGTTTAACTCTGCTAAAAATCGTGCGCCAGCTGCCGCAAATAAAATGCCAATTATCATGTTGGATCCTGCTGGAAAATTCAAAATTGGCAGCACTAAATTAAACTACCGAAGCCCGGTGAGTACTAACGTACATTCATTGATCATGAGCATGATGCCAACTCCAGCCAGTTCAGAACCAACAATTACTATGTCTCCGTCGGGAGATGTACTATTAGATGGACATCTATTAGATCCTCGAGACCCAGTCGAAGGCGAATTAGTAAAAATTATTACTGCAGAAATTAAAAAGTTAAACCCATGAAAAGCCTACGCACACTATTAGAAGGCGGCAACGTATTCAAGGATGCAGAAGGTCAGCCACTCACAGGTCGCATCAATCAAAGCGATGTGCCTGCCACAGTGGCCTGGCTTGAACAACTCACAGGCATAGAGTTTCCACGTGAGCGTTGGTTGGGCAGCACTGGTAAAGCACCTACGTCAGGAGACATGGATCTTGCTGTGGATGCCAACCAAGTGTCAAAAGAACAATTGGCTGCCAAACTAACACAATGGATTGTGGGACACAAACTGCCGCCTGCTGAATGGATCAAAAAGGGCGGAGAAGTACACCTGCGTACACCCATACAAGGACGTCCTGACTTGGGCTATGTGCAAACTGACTTCATGTTCTTTCCCAACTTGGACTGGGGCACATTTTACTACAACCAAGGTGCAGGATCGGCCTACAAAGGCATGAATCGTGCTGTGTTGATGTCAAGCCTGGCCAAACACTATGGACTCAAACTGGGTGCCAATGGGGTGTTCAGTAGAACCAGCAATCAACTGCTGACCATGGATCCTGACGAAGCAGCACGTATGATTCTTGGTCCAAAAGCCACAAGAGAAAACCTCAGCACAGTGGAAACCATATTTGCTGCCTTGGCCAAGGACAAGGATCGGGAAGCCAAGATCAAAGATTTCCGTGAGTACTTGACCAAGGAAGGTCTACAACAACCTGATGCAGTGACAGAAGATGCTGACACTTATTTCCTGGCACGACTGCGTGATAGAATTGTCAACCAAGGCATGCAGCCCTTGGTAGAACGTGAAGCGGTCAATCCATATCGCATCTACGAAGCCGATGAAGGCAATGTGGGCGGCAGAGCCAAGGGTATTGAACACCTAGAAGATCTAGTGTTTCGCAAAGGCAGCCGTGGTGCTGCAGAAGCATTGAACATACTTGACCAGGCCGCTGCCAGTCCAGGAACCACTACCAGTGTAAAGTGGGACGGTATGCCTGCTGTGTACTTTGGTCGTAAACCTGACACTGGTGAGTTTGTGCTCACAGATGGATCTGGGTTCGAAGCCAAGGGCTATGACGGCCTGGCCACCAGTCCCCGAATGATGGCTAATATACAAAACACACGCTCAGGTGACAGATCTGGACTTATTCAAACTTATGCCACATTGTGGCCTATGTTAGAAGCATCTCTGCCCACTAACTTTCGTGGTTATGTACAAGGTGACTTGTTGTACATGAACACCCCGCCACTAGAAGCCGGCAACTATGTGTTCAAACCCAACACAGTGCAGTATCGTATTCCTGCAAAAAGTGCATTGGGTCAGCGTATAGGCAACAGCACAGTTGGTGTTGCCATGCACACCATGTACTCGGATGCAGGTGACCCCAAGCAACCATTGCGGCGTGTAAAGTTCAATGATGTTCCGGGCCTGTTGTTGATCGAACCTATCTTTGCCAAAGAAATGATGCCAAACACAGATCTTGCAAAACAAATCAAAGCACTGGTGCGAGACAAAGGTGCTGCTGTTGACATCTTGTTCAACCCTGCTGAACTAAAAAGACAACAACTCACAGATCTAGCAAAACTGTGTGTGGACTACATCAACTTTAGAATCAAACAACCTGGGGGCAACTTTGACAACTTGTTGGCAGGGTTTGGTGATTGGCTGCAGACCAAGGTAACCCCACGTAAATTTGCCAACATTGTAGAATACCTACAAAGCCCTACTTCAAACACAGAGGGCATGGCCGCAGCATTTACCTTGTTCTTGTTGTTGCACGACTTGAAGTTGGATGTACTGCGTCAACTGGATTTGAAAGATCCTGGACACGAAGGTTGGGTCATGGCCACCCCTGCAGGCTACAGCAAAGCAGTAAATAGGTTTGATTTCTCTGCAAGAAATCAAGCAAGAAATAATCCGCAACAGGGCTAATTTTTACCGATTGTATAAATAAAAGCAGGTCCACCGAGACCACTTAACTTTAAAGGAAATTTATTATGGCACAGTTTACAAAAACAAACGGAACCACACAACCAGTATTTGCACTGGACGTAGCCAACGGTTCAATCTCTGGAACAGCAAACGTTGCGGCCCAAGGCCCAGTGATGTTGTCTGGACCACAACTGCAATTCTTCACATTGACAGCAAACGCTGCACTTACCAATGCTGGTAACGTCAACGGTTACTTGAACAATGTGTTGCAAGCAGTTCAATCAGGTGCTGGATTGACAGTTCCTGGCAGTACCATTGCTTTCTATCAAGCAGGTGCAACAGCCGGTACTATCAACCTGGCATTGTACCCAGCTGGTGGTTACACAACTGCTCAGTTGGTTGCTGCTGCTCAAACAGCCAACGCCACAGGCGGCTTGAACATTGGTATTCCAACTGCCAACGTTGCTGCTAGTGCAACATTCACTAACCTGTAATCAGTTTAGTTCCAATGCAACCCTGGACGTAAAAAATCCAGGGTTTCTTTTTGGCGTTAAATATGCACATAATGAAAGTCTTGTGCCGCACCCTTTTTGATTGTACCTTCACTGGTGTCACAGGACATCTCCGCCCACAGCAATTGCCGTTTACTACCAAAACAGGCCTAGTAATCGACACTCCCGAACAATGGAATCGCAGTCGTAATCAGCAACGCAACTGGGAGAGTTTGCTGCAAATAATGAGTCTGCGAACACAGCCTATGAATGTGGTGCCACCTACAAAACACACTGATGGATGGCACTTTGAATTTGACGTAGAATCCGAAGGTGTACTTGGCAGCAATTTTGGCAGCGATGATTTAGACGGACTTGTTGGCGACTGCGAAGGTGTGCCCATGGTCACAGGCCTAGACGAAGCAGAAGTAGTCACTGCTACTTTGCATGCACAAGGCGTCAATCAAAACATTTGGTTTCAAACGGTAAATAACTCATTGGAGCCCGACCATGGTTGATACCACTGACATCGAAAAGAAAAGTCTCGAAGCACATGTTGAATTGTGTGCAGAACGTTACCGCATGCTGGAACTCAAAGTAGAGACAGTGGAAAAAGAAGTCAGTGAAGTCAAACACATGGTCACAGAAGTGCATGGCATTGTGCGCAAAATGGGCGAAAAACGCAATGACCAACTGATTGCCTGGGGCATAGGTATCATTGGTGTTTTATTGGGTGCAGTAGGCTGGCTGGCCACACATTACGTTCGTACCTTATGACCCGTGAACAAAAATTAGAACGCTTTGCCGAGCGTGAACTCAAGCGTGTGTACACTGAACTCATCATTGATGACGAACATGGTGGATATGTCGCATTTGGGAGGTATCATTTACGACCTGAATCAGCCGGCTTTGCAGTGTATCACAGCGACGATCTTGTGAGCACATTCAGCAGTAAAAAAACTGCCATGAGCTGGTGTGTAGCAGATCACTTGCAACAGTATCGACTAGCACAAAACATCCGCATACTAGACAACAAAAAACAAACGCTGACAGCTGACATCCATTGCCGCCGTGGACAAGCGGATTGTAGCAACAGACCCGAATTCCGTGAAATGGTGCGTACCAAACTTGCACCCAAAATTGAAAACCTTACCCTGCTGAATCAAGAACTTGAAAAATGTTTAAATTCGGCTAAATATCTACAACTAAGAGGATTTGCCAAATGAAATTAACCGAACTGGCCACACCAAAAAAGAGCCGCCAAG